CAACCGCATCGCGACGCAGTACCTTGAGCTGATCAGCAAGGATCTTGAGGCCCGCAAGAAGCGCGACGAGCAGTACGAAGAGGGCATACGCCGCACTGGGCTGGGCAAGGACGCCCCCGGCGGCGCGAGCTTTGAGGGCGCGAGCAAGGTCGTCCACCCCATGATGACCGAGGCCTGTGTGGACTTCGCGTCGCGCGCCATGAAGGAGCTGATGCCCGCGAGCGGACCAGCCAAGGACTTCATCCCCGGCGAAATTACCGCAGCGAAGGTCAAGAAAGCCCGCCGCAAGACGGCGTTTATGAACTGGCAGCTCACCGTCCAGTCCAAGGGCGAGTTCCGCTCCGAGCTGGAGCAGCTCCTGACGCAGACGCCACTGGGCGGCGTGCAGTACATGAAGCTGGGCTGGAATGAGCCGGGCAACAGGCCCACCTTCACGACGGTGTACGTCGATGACATGCTGCTGCCCTTTGCCGCTGGCAACTTCTACAGCGCCCAGCGCCGCACGTGGCGTCGCTACCTGACGCAACTGGACTACGAACAGTCCGTGCGCGCGGGCGTCTACCTCGACGCGGACCTGATCCCCGCGTCGATGGAGCCGGATCGCTCACTGTCGCAGAAGGCCAACGACAAGGTCGAAGGCAAGAGCGAGACGAGCTACAATGAGGACGGTTTGCGCACCGTCTACGAGATCTACGCGCTCACAAACATCGAGCATGACGCCGAGACCGGCGGCAAGGACAATACCACGGACGCGGCGAAGATCGGCGCTGCGCCGTCGCCCTACATCATCACGATCGACAAGACCACGAGTAAGGTTCTGTCGATCTACCGCAACTGGGATGAGGTGGACGATAGCCGCGAGGAGCTGGAGTGGTTCGCTGAGTTCCCCTTCGTGCCGTGGCGCGGTGCCTACGCCATTGGCCTGCCGCAGATGATCGGCGGACTGGCGGCCGGTGCCACCGGGGCGCTGCGCGCCCTGCTGGACGCCGCGCACATCAGCAATTCGCAGACGATGCTCAAGCTCAAGGGCGGAAGTCGCGGCGGCCAGACGCTCAACATCCAGCCGACGCAGGTCGAGGAGATCGAGGGCGGCCTGAACGTGGACGACATCCGCAAGCTGGCGATGCCCCTGCCATTCAACCCACCCTCCGCCGTCCTGTATCAACTGCTCGGCACGCTGGTGGACGCATCCAAGGGCGTCGTCCGCACGACGCTTGAGGACGCCGTGGACGGCAACGCCAATGCGCCGGTCGGCACCACGATGGCCCGCCTTGAGCAGGGCATGGTGGTCTTCAGCGCCATCCACGCGCGCCTGCACAACGCCATGGGCCGAGTGCTGACCATCCTGCACCGCCTCAACCATATGTACCTCGACGACGAGAAGATCGAGGCTGAACTGGGCGAGGAGCTGGCCTCACGCAAGGACTTCGACAAGCCCACGGACGTGGTGCCCGTGTCCGACCCAAACATTTTCAGCGAGGCGCAACGCTTTGCGCAGGTGCAGGCGATCGCCCAGCGGTCTCTGAACAATCCGCTGTACAATCAGCGCAAGGTCGAGGAGCGCATCCTTGAGACGCTGAAGATCCCCAACGCCAAGGATCTGCTGGCCCCGATGCAGGAGCCCAAGGAGCAGAACGCGGTGAACGAGAACGTCGCCGCCACGCTGGGTCGGCCAGTCTTGGCGTTCCCTGAGCAGGATCACATTGCCCACCTCAAGACGCACCTGAGCTACCTCCTGAGCCCGACGTTCGGCATGGGTCCGCTGATGGCACCGACGTTCCTGCCCGCCATCATTGGGCACCTGAAGGAGCACATCGCTTGGTGGTACGCCACCAGCGTGTTCAATCTGGGCACAGAGGAAGCCGGGCAGGATCTCGGCGATATGCTCAAGATGAACAAGACGCCAGAAGAGAAACGCGCCTTTGACCGCATGCTCGCAGAGGCGTCGGTGAACGTCGTGCAGGATGGCGCGAAGGTATTCGGCGCGCTGCCCCCCGTTATCGCCAAGGCGATGGAGATGGTGCAGAAGCTGCAGCCTCCCCCGGCCATGGACCCAACGCAGGTCGCATCGCAGGACGTGCAGCGCAGGGCTGCGGACGACCAGCAGCGCACGCAGATCAAGGGGCAGGAGCTGCAGATCAAGCAGGCCGAGATGCAGCAGTCCGCGCAGGGCAATGCGCAGAGGATGCAGATCGAAGCCGCAAAGATGCAGCAGTCAGCCCAGACCGAAGCTCAGAAGGTTCAGCTCGAAGCCGCAAAGCTGCAGCAGTCCGCCCAAACCAACGCGCAGAAGATGGCAATGGATCAGGCCGCCCTGCAGCAGGACGCGCAGGGCAATGCCCAGAAGCTGGCCATGGATCAGGCCGCCCTGCAGCAGCAAGCCTTGGAAGCCGAGCAGCGCGAACAGCACGAGGACGATCGCACCAAGCTGGAGACCGCGTCGCGCAGGGCCATGAACAACGAGGACAACCTCACTGCAATGGCGCTGGCCGAGCGGGAGATCGAAAGCGGCGAGAAGTTCGACGTGACCACAGGCACAGGCATCAATCCACAACCGTAGGAGACTAGCGTGGCGAAGAAAGACAAGCCCGGCAGCAAGAAGACCGCACCCGGCGGCCCCATCCCGCAGCACAAGAGCATGGCCATGGGCATCATGCCCGTCGTCAGTGGCAAGAAGACGCCCGCTTGAGACTTGAAGACGTTATCAGCCTGCTGAAAGACGAGCAGGCCGCAGTAGCGACCGAAGCGATGAAGGCCCCACGGGCTGATCTATTCGCATACGGACGTGCCGTCGGCCTGTATGCCGGACTGGAACAAGCATTGGCGCTCATACTCGGCAAACACGACGAGCAAGAGCGCAGAGACAACAACCTATAGGGAGTACAAATGCCTACTGAAGATGAGATGAATAAGGCTTTTCCGCCTTGCGACCCCGGTGTCGCGCCGTTCGGAAGCCGCGTCCTGATACAAGTTAGAAGCCCCAAATCGAAGACGGCCGGTGGCATTATTTTGGTCGGGGATACCAAGGACACCGAGCTTTGGAACACGCAGGTCGGCAAAGTGCTGTTAACCGGCTCCCTCGCGTTCAAAAACCGCAATACCATGGAGCCGTGGCCCGAGGGTGGCTGGTGCCAGCCGGGTGATTTCGTGCGCGTGCCGCGCTACGGCGGTGATCGCTGGGAAGTGAAGACCGGCGACGGCGAAGACGACAAGGCTATTGTCGTGATTTTCAATGATCTGGACCTGATAGGCAAAGTCACCGGCGACCCGCTGGCTGTCAAAGCCTTCATCTAAAGGAAAAACACCATGGCTGACGAGAAAATACTCAAAGAAGACGACGAAGAAGAAATGATTGTACGCGAGGTCGATAAGCTCGGCGACAAGGCCGAAGAGACCGACGACAAGGCCAAGCCCGACGAGGACGACGGCGAGGAGGACGAGGAAGAGGACGAAAAGCTCGCAGATAGTCAGGACGACACGGACGATGAGGTCGTTTCGGCGAAGCGCAAGCGCCGCCACAAGCGCCGCGAGATGCAGCGCAGGGCGCGTGACCAGCAGCAGCGCGAGCTGCGCCTGTTGCGCGACGAGAACCTGACCATGTCCCAGCGTCTGGCAGCTCTGGAGGGTCACTCTCTCAACACCACAGAGCAGACCATAGCCCAGCGCCTGCGCGAAGCCCTGCACGAAGCCCAGCAGGCCGAGCACATCATGGCTCGCGCCGTCGAGGCTGGTAATGGAGACGACGTTGCGACGGCCCTGCGCCTGCGCGACGAGGCACGCGAACGTGCAGGCCAGTTGCGGCAGGCCGAACAGCGTGTTTCCCAGCATAAACAGCAACTTAGCCAGCCCGCGCCAAACCCGCGCGTGCAATCTCTGGCTGCTGAATGGATTGCCGCCAATCCTTGGTACGACGCCAATGGGCGCGACGAAGACAGCCGCATAACCAAGGCCGTTGATGATGGTCTGGTGCGCGACGGCTACGATCCGGCCCAGCCTGACTACTGGCAGGAGCTGACTTCGCGCGTGTCGCGTCGTCTCAATGGCTCCGCGCCAGACGACAAGCGCCGCAAGGTTGTGCCGAGCGGCAACGGCCGTGAGCATGCCTCTGACGGAACGCGCAGGGAGGTATCGGTGACGCCGGAACGCAAGGCGGCACTGATCGAGGCGGGCGTGTGGGATGATCCCAAGCTGCGCAACAAATACCTCAAGGCCTACCAGCAGTACGACAAATCTAACTAACCGTTGACGATTGACCGTAGGTGTGATTACTCTCGATGGCTTTTGAAGGCGATCGGGTCTTGTTCGACACTTACGGCACGTCCAAACTAAAGGACTTACCACATGAGTAGTGTCGCAGATGATCGTCTTGGCAGGGAACTTGGAGCTAGTCGCCAGCCGCGCGAGAAGCAGGACCGGAAGGTTTCTGAAAATCGCGTAGTGACTGAAGACGACAGGCTGGAGATGTTCCGTCAGCAGCTATTTAACGACGCATTGCCTGACTTGCCTGATATCCCCGGATATCACCTGTGCTGGCTCACGACTACCAATCCGCGTGACAGTATCCACCGCCGCATGCAGTTGGGCTACGAGCCCGTCAAGGCGCAGGATGCACCCGGAATGGAATACGCCTCGCTAAAGACCGGCGAATGGGCCGGGCTTATCGGGGTCAACGAGATGGTCGCGTTTAAGCTGCCCATGAGCTTGTACCTCAAGTTCATGCAGGAAGCTCACCACGACGCCCCGTTGCGTGAGGAGAACAAGCTCGCGGAGACTGCGCAGATGTTGCGCCAGCAAGCCGAGAGCCAAGGTGGTGTGCTGATCGAGGGTGACGGTAATCGGGACATGGGTCAATCGCACCCTGCCGCTGGTGTTTTCCAGCAGTAGGGTTTTCGCAACCCAATCTTGAGGTACTCTCATGTCTTCTGTCTCGCAGCCCTTCGGCTTGCGTCCGGCCTATTCGCCGAGTGGTGTGGTCCGTCCCACCGCTTACACGATCCTGACCGGATACGCTTCCAACATTCTCCAAAGCCAGCCCGTTAAGATCGGCACGGACGGTTCCATTCAGGCGGCCGCCATCGGCGACCGTTTCATCGGCACCTTCAGTGGCCTTGAGTTCACCGACAGCAACGGCCGTCGTAACGTGTCCAACAAGTGGACGGCGTCCCTTGCGGCCACGGAAATCGTGGCTTACGTGACCCTCGACCCGTCGATGGTTTACGAAATCCAGTCCAACGCCGCTATCGTCTTGACGGACATTGGCAAGCAGTACGACTTCACCACCATCGGCACAGGCTCGACCGTAACTGGTCTCAGCGCCATGATGCTGGATGTGGCTTCGTCTGCCGCCAACGCCTCGTTGCGCGTCATCGGCATCTCGCCCGGCATAGATAACACCATTGGTGATACCTATATCATTGTTCAGGTCCAGATCAGCGAACATCAGAATGTCGCTGACGTGGCCGCATATTAAGGAGACCTGAAACATGGCTACCCCAATGCGCAGTACCGACTTTCGTTCGATCGTCGAACCGATCCTGAACGAAGAGTTCAACGGCATCTACGACCAGCGCGCCGACGAATGGGCACAGGTCTTCAAGGAGTTCAAGGGCATCCCCCGGAACTACCACGAAGAGCCTGTCCTGTACGGCTTCGGTGCCGCCCCGGAACTCCCGGACGGCATGCCGGTCACCTACCAGTCAGGTGGCGTGCTCTTCATTCAGCGTTACGTCTACAAGGTCTACGGCCTTGCATTCGCGCTGACGAAGGTGCTCGTCGAAGACGGCGACCACATCCGTATCGGCCAGACCTACTCGCGCCATCTCGCGCAGTCCCTGATCGAAACCAAAGAAACGCTGTGTGCCAACATCCTGAACCGCGCCTTTAACGGCTCGTATACGGGCGGCGACGGTGTCTCTCTGAATAACAGCGCGCATCCGATTGCCACCGGCACCTTCAGCAATGTGCTGACGACTGCCGCCAACCTGTCGCAGACCTCGCTTGAGCAGATGCTCATCCAGATCCGCAATGCGGTTGACAATAACGGCAAGCGTATCCGTCTGGTTCCGAAGAAGATCGTCTCCGGCCCGAGCAACGTGTTTCAGGCGGAAGTTCTCCTGAAGTCCGCGCTGCGTGCTGGCACCGCCAACAACGACATCAACCCCGTGAAGTCCATGGGCTTGCTGGACGGCGGTCAAGCCAACCTGTCGCGTATCACCTCGACCACCGCTTGGTGGGTCCAGACTGATGCGCCGGAAGGCTTGAAGCTGGCGATGCGTCGCGGCTTGGAGAAGTCCATGGAGGGCGACTTTGAGACGGATAGCATGAGGTACAAAGCGACAGAACGCTACGTACCGAACTGGACAGACCCGCGCGGCGTGTTCGGCACGGCTGGCGTCTAGCGAGATCAGGGCGGGGGCCTACCGGTCTCCGCCCGTCTCTTTCAGGAGAAACAATATGTCTCGTACCACTTGGACCGGCCCCCTTGCCTCCGGCACTCTCGAAGCTGGCGTATCTGGCGGGTCAAATATCGGCCTCACAGTTTTGTCTCAGACCACGACGTTGGGCTTTGACGCCACGCTCGTTCAGAGCGCCACGTTTTTGCTTCCTGCAAACTCGCAAATCGTTGCGTTTTTCTTTGATGTCCTGACGGCTTACAACAGTGCCACTTCGGCGACACTGTCTGTGGGCACGGCGGCGGCTGGCACGCAGTACGCCAGCGGCGTAGATGTCAAGACAGCTACGGGTCGTATTGCTCCGACCTTGACGTCGGCGCAGTTGACCAACATGGCCAACACTTCAACCAACACCTCTGTGGTGGCAACTGTGACATCCGTTGGCCAGCCCACTGCGGGCGCAACGCGCGTCACCGTGAGCTACGTACAGACGGGCAGTTAGTATCGGCTCGGGGGCGGTTCTTACGGGGCCGCCTCTGACCCTTTTCAAGGAACGCTGACCCATGGCAGACGCAGTAGCAACCCAGACGCTTTTTGATGGCGAGCGCAAGGCCATCTTGAAGTTTACGAACATCTCCGACGGCACCGGCGAAACCAAGGTGCTGAAGGTTGACGTGTCGTCGCTTCTTCCCAACGCATCGTCGCAGACCTGCGATGGGGTGACGATCACGAACATCATCGCCTCAACGGACGGCATGGGCATCACCTTGTTTTGGGATGCGACCACAGACGTGGTAATTGCCACGATCCCGCAGAACACCAACTATCGCCTGAAGCTGGGCGATCTCGGCGGCTTCTGGAACAATTCCGGTGCGGGCAAGAACGGCGACGTGCTTCTCTCAACGGTGGGCGCAAGTGCCAACGACAGCTACACGCTAACCCTTGAGATGACCAAGCACTACAGCTAGGGCTAGGATCATGAGGCGAGGCGATTACGACACCGGCATATCCAGCGCGTTAAGCAGCCTGCAGGACGTGCTTGGCGCTCCCGCGCAGCAGCAGATGCCGCAGCCTCAGATGCCGCAGCAGATGCCCACAGGCATGCGTCCGCAGATGCCGCAGCCTCAGATGCCACAGCCCCAGATGCCGCAGCCTCAGATGCCGCAGCCTCAGATGCCGCAGCCCATGCGGCAGCCGCAGGCCATGACGAATGGCCCGCTGTCCGCCATGGGCCGTGGGCAGATGCCCCGCTCCTTCAAAGAGGGCGGCCGGGTGGATCGCGGCTACGGCTCGCGCGAGGACGGCACGCCCAAGGGCGACGGTTTCTACGGCATGTTGCAGCGTCGGGATGACCCGCGCATGCGCAGTTCGGAAGTCAGCATTGGCGTGGACATGGGCGATGGTCGCGAGACCAGCATCCCCTCCATGGTGCCGGGCCTGTCCCGTCAACAGATCGAATACATCCTGTCGCATAAGATGCCCTCTCAGGACATCATCGACAAGGCGCGCAACTTTGCCGTCCAGCGGCGCATGGTGGACTTGCCCTATTTTGCCCGGCCCGAAGAGGAACGTGTCCTCTCGGTCCCCCGTCGATAGGAGAGAAACGTGGTTATGAAATACGTGAAAGAGTTCACGTTCCCGTCCGACGGCAAGCCCCGGCTTTTGGCCAAGGGCGGCGGCGCGTGGACGCGCAAGGAAGGCCAGAACCCCGAGGGTGGCCTGAACGCTAAGGGCCGCGCCAGTCTCAAGGCGCAGGGTCAGGACATCAAGCCGCCCGTGAGCGCAAAGATGGCCGCCAAGAGCCCCAAGGCCGCAGGACGCCGCGCGAGTTTCTGCGCAAGAATGACCGGCATGCCGGGTCCGATGACAGATGAAAAGGGACGCCCAACCCGCAAGGCGCTCTCTCTGCGTAAATGGGACTGCTAAAAAGGAACACTCGCCATGGTTATGAAATACGTGAAAGAGTTCAAGTT